AGAGATCAGCTGCATTGAGATTTTTGATGAGTCCGAACAATCGAAATTACTGGCGCGCCAAGTGGTAGAAGTTGATGAAGGCTGGCGCGGAGTAATGAGAATCAGATAATATGATTTAAAGGCTAAGAGGTATAGACTTATACCTCTTTTTTATTTGACTTTTTTTAAATTTTTTGTTATAATAATTATAGAAAATGAGAAAGGGGCTAAAGAAAAATGGTCGATACAAGAACTACAGAAGAGATCTTAGCAGCACATAAACGTTGGTCTTATGTCCGCACCGACAAGAATGGCACAAGATACTTTTATGATTGTACTTGTGGACGATGCGGCGGACGGGGTGGCTGGGAAGGATGGCCTGGTTTCACTTGCTACGAATGTGGCGGCACAGGCATTTCCTCTAAAGGATCCACCTACAAAGTTTATACCCCAGAGCATGATGCAAAGCTGGCAGCACAGAGACAGGCTCGCGCAGAGAAACGTCAGAAAGAGCGTGAAGCAAAAGCGATCGCAGAGCGCGACACTAAACTCCTTGAAGCTGGTTTTGGAAAAGAAGATGAAACCTATGTAATCTATCGTGTGGTTGGAAATACTTATCCAATCAAAGATGAATTAAAGGCTCTCGGTTGTAAGTTCAAACCTTCTGTTGGATGGTACTTTTCCAAGAATTTAGAGGGTTATGAGTGCCAGCGCCTGGAAGAGAAGGACGTCTTAACAGATTCCATCTTCATTGAATGGAAGGGCAAGAGTGATGTGGAGCCGCTTCTGATTGAGAATATTAAAAGAGCAGAAGAGTCTCCGAGCGAATGGATCGGCGAAGTTGGAGAAAGACGTGAACTCTCACTCCATATCGACCGCAAAATAGAGGGGGTAGGATATGCTGGAAAAACTTCCTACTTATACCTTATGAGTGATGCAGATAAAAATATTTACAAATGGTCTTCGTCCTGTTTTTACAGAGAAGGCGAAGATGTAACTTTTAAAGCTACGGTTAAAGACCACACTGAATATAAAGGAATTAAACAGACAGTGTTAACGAGATGCACGAAAGTGAAAGGAGCATGACATGAGAGATCCAAAAAGAATTTATAATTTTTGTAATAAACTTGCGGCACTGTGGAGCCAGGTTCCTGACTGGAGATTTGGCCAGCTTATTTGTAATGTGCTTGGCTCGGAACTGAACGGAAGGGATCCTTTCTTTCCTGAGGACGACCAGATGATGGGATATTTCGAGCATTATTTCGAGAATCTTTCTCTGAAGGGCGGGGTTATTGTTAATAATCATGTGGCTGTTGAGGAAAAAGATTCATGGACTCCTTGCGATGAGGATCTGCCGAAAGAGGAAGATTGTTACTTAGTTGCTTGGCGCCCGAAGACTGGTGCGGCTGGTTTAAAAGGACACTTCTATGCAGTAGCAGCTTATGATCCTTCTTTAGAACAGTGGCATTTTGACAAGGGAGCTTTTAAGAAGAGTGATGTAGAAGTACTGGGATGGCAGGAGCTGCCGCCGCAGTTTAAGGAGGATTAATTAATAGATGGATACTAAAGATTTCGGCAAGTGGAATATTCTACATTTTTATAACTTGAGTGGAAATGAGGTGCGTGTTGTAGAGGGCGTATGCACAAAGTGCAATCTGGTTTCTCAGCAGGTTGTTAGTTCTCATGGCACAATGTGCTATAACTATTGCCCACGGTGCGGCCACCCTATGCTGCATGATGGAATAATGGATGTACAGAAAGGTCCAGCTTCTGTGAAAGAGGCCGTGCGCCAGATGGAAAAAACAATTAAGGACTTAGAAGAAGCAGAACCAAGTGTTGCAGGTTCATTCATGTTTATAAGAGGCATTAAGTTTTCTATTGGACTTTTGAGAACATATTGTGAGGAGGAATTAAAGTGACAAGTGAAGAGGCTCTTGCGTGGTTTGAGGAAGAAATGAAGGATGGAAAGTGCAGCGATGAATGTCCGTACTGCAATGCTTTTGAATGGGCAATTATAGCACTGAAAAACAGAGGCGTAGGCCACTGGATTGATACAGGCAGTGGGCAGCAGTGTTCGGCGTGTAGAGAGATTCAATATGGATATGATAATTTTAGAGTATTCTGCGCGCACTGCGGCGCCTTTATGATATAGGGAGAAAAATATGGGTGATATTAGTGAGATGATGTTGGGTGTTGGCGCCAATGATTTATTTTTAAAAGATACATTCCACAGGATTAAAAATGAACCATTAGAAGATGATCCTGATGACCCTGTTCATATGCCAACTTATGACGATACATTTGCTAAATTATATTCTATCCATTGGATTGAGGATTAAAAATGATACTGAAAGACATAATTTTAAATACAATTAAAAAAAATGAAATCCAGCTTCCTCTGTTAATTGAGTGGAGGGCCATGCTGGCGCCAGATATAGCGGAATGGTGTGGTGAAGAGCATACCCTAATTGGCTTTTGTGAGTGGGATGGAGAAAATCTTAATTCTTTAGATGGAGATTCTTATGACCTTGATACAGAAATAGTTGGATATGGTCTTCGAGAAACAGAGTCGGAAGAAAAGGTATTAGTTGTAGTTGAAGATTGGAATTAAAAATGGTAATAACAAAAGATACAAAAGATTTTTTAAGAATTGAAATGACAAAAAGTGATGCGGCTATCTTTTATCATGGGCTGGAGCAAGCCTTACAAACTATGGCTCTGGCGCCAGAGGATCAAACACGATTTCGCAGCTTCTTAATGGATTTAAAAGGGAGGATAAAAGGAAATGATACAAACTTTCGTAAAAGCGTGGGACGCTAATAAAGAAAAATTGGAGAAATATTTTAGAGAGACGCCGCAGAGTGAATATAGTACCTATAGAGGATTGGTGCGGGCGCTCTTTGCGGAAGTAATTAATCCGTATCTTGAGTCAGAAGCGAGAGACTACATTGACCTCTTTAACTTACAACGTATTCTTATGATTGATGACGGAGAGTACCAGGGCACGCAAATTTTCTTCCTTCATTTGAATTGCTATCAGCCATGTATACACGACTATGTTATGACTTATGTGGAGTATGGTAGCTGTAGTGGCTGTGATACATTATTAAGTATTAGCAACTATGATGATGGAATTCCTAGAGAATCACAGGTGGCGCGCTATATGACTTTGTGTTTACATCTATTACAGCGCTGTAAGTTTTTGGAGGAGGTTGAATAATGTGCGAAAAAATTTGTAGAAATTGCCATTGGTATTATGAAGAGACTTCTTCTTGTCTTGCCAAGCGAGATCACGCATTCAATTTTATTTATGTTCCTGAACGAGGTACGTGCGATTTATTCCATGAACGAATTGTGGAAAAGGTCTGCCGCAATTGTCAGCACCGTAAAAGAACTTGTTTAATTCAGCTTTCATCTGTTCATTTTTTAATGAGTGATAAATACTGCGATGTATTAATGCAGGACGTAGACGGGGACTTCTATTGCGGATACTTTGAATAAATTTATAGGGTCGGCCGCCCAATAAGCCAGTATTTTCCAAAAAATTTCGGGTTTCAAAATTTTAGATTTTTCGTCCAAAAAGTTTACATTAAATATGTAAGCAGGAAATATAATTATAATAATATAAGAAAAAAATTTTGAAAAAAATTTTGGAGGAAAAAGGCGTGAATTCGCGCTAGCGAATTTCACGCCGTGATAGGAGCTGGCGTATAAGCTAAATAGGAGCTGGCTTATAATATAAGGGGCGAATAGAAGGGCGGTTTCCTGTAGGGAGCGTATAAGCTAAAGGAATATGCCTGGCGTATTTATAAAGGAGAAAAGGGCGGCTTATGCGAAGGGCGTATAAGCTATAGGGGAGAACCTAGAGGAGTGTTGTGCGCAGAACCGATCGAAAAAACCTCTACGAAGATAGGAGGTGGCGTATAATAACGGTACGATCCCGTGTCGGGGAGAGGGAGACCCTCGTGTGCGGCGCACTGGACTGGCTTATATATAAAGGGAGAGAGGCAGAGAATTTAGGAAGAAATAGGAAGAGTCGGAAAGTTTTGGGAAAATCTTGGAAGAGTCCTGGGCACAACTCGACAAGAAAGTCAAATTTTTCCAAAAAATTTTTTAAATACGCCTGGCGTATAAGCTATAGAGGGGGGACTGGCTTATAAGCTATGTAGGAGCTGGCTTATAATAGCGCTGAAAATTCCAGGAAATTTTCCAAAAAATTTTCGCGCGCACTATGCCTCTTTGTAAAATTTTCCAGAAATTTGAAAAAATTTTCCAAAAATTTGAGATTTCTCCAAAATTCTATTATAATTACTATAGAAAATGAGAGAGGGAATAGAAAGGAGAACTAAAATGTCTCAGTATATGACTTTTGTAGCAATGAAATGTGATATTTATACTCCAATTCTTAGTGTTAGCCGTATTTCCGACCTGTACCAGACCTTAAGCGAACACGTTGACTGCGGAGACCTTACCTTAATTGAGGACGAGGTGCTGGTAGATGAAATCCGAATGAAGAAAGATTACATTTGGGATCTGTCGAAGGATGTAGCTGCTATTGAAGCTAATAAGAGAGATGTCGGCGGCTGGAAGAATACCATCAGCGAAAAGATGGAGTCCATTCACGAATATGAAGAGCTTAAGCGTGAGGTTGAGGAGCGAATTGAAACGGCGCGAGAGACCATTGTCCAGCTGCAGATGCTGCGCGGGATCATCGACGAGCTGAAGAACTACTCAGACTATACGAACGAGGAAACAGGACTCTATGCAGGCATTGACATCGACTATGAAATGTGATTTCGGAAACTTTAAAAACTAAAATTTGAAAATCAGCTAAAATTCAGTTATAATTACTATAGAAAGTGAGAGAGGAAAACAAATAAACCTCCTCCGTAAATAAAAAAAACAAGTTAAATTGGGGTCGCGGCCTACGCGAGAAGGAGAATAACATGACTAAGAGAGAATTTTTAGAAGCAATCGTAGCAGCAGGTGTAGCAGAGGAACTGGCAGAGTTCGCTGGAACTGAACTCGCTAAAATGGACAAAGCAAACGAGGCGCGCAGAGAGAAATCCGTAGAGAAGGCAGCAGCTAAAGAAGCTGAGAAAGCGCCGCTCCGCGAAGCAATCTTTGCAGTAATGACTGACGAGCCGAAGACTGCAACCACTCTTATTGAGGAAGCTGGTCTTGACATCAAACCGCAGTCCATTCCGAGCCTTGTGCGCCCACTCGTAGAAGCAGGTAAGGTTGACAAGGTTGACGTAAAAGTCGTCGGCAAGGGCAAACAGAGAGGTTACGTCCGCGCCTAATACGAAATAAACATGAGGCCTGAGGGAGAAGGAGAAATCCTTCTCTCTTTTTTTATGCGCCAGAAAATTTGAAATTTTTTCAAATTTATGTTATGATATAAAAAAAATATTTATTTTTTTTAGTTCGCAGCTGCATGAAAATTTGAAATTTCGCAGCTGTTTTTTATTATTTAAAATTTGCAGCTGCCCAGCTGCTTTTAAAATTTGACATGGGGTGCGAAGTTGCAGCTGCTAAGTCGCAGCTCCCAGCTGGTTTATAAAATTTGACAGGGAGGCGCGCCTGCGCGTCGTGTGGTGGCGCGACTTGACGACTTATACAAAATTCGTATAAGCCCACTTATACAAAATTAGAATGAGAAAAATAGTTGACACAAGAAAAAATTTGTGATATAATAAAAGGTTAGGGGTCGGCGCCCGGGTGACCGCCCGGGCAAGTTAGCAGTGACTAACTCGATGGAAAAAGAAAAAGGGAGTTAAACTCCCTTAACTTCCAAAGTGGCGAAGTACTCAAAACGGTCTTCACAATCGTTGTACAAGTCGCGCTCGATAAGGTCGATAACATGCTCGAGAAATGCGTCGACAATATCTTCTTTCTCGTCATCCTGGACATTGTACATTTCCTCAACGGTATAGTTATCATCCAAGAAGTACGCAAACTGTTCGTTTAAGTCACAATCCCACTCAAAGATTTTATGCAAATAGATTTTAAATTCGCTTCTCGTATATAATACTTTTTCTTCTTTGCTTTCTTTTACTAAAAAGACTTCCGTATATTTCATTTTTATTTCTCCTTTCTCTTTTTATTCACATCATTCAAAAATGAACATATTTCCTCTCCATCTCGCATAGGCGAATTACTCATATAATCCTCATAAGTGTAATTTTTAACAGAAGATACACGCAGAAGTTCTTCGTTATATTCATAAAAAGTGTCTTTAACCTTTAACATTTTTTATTCTCCTTCCTTTAATCTTAATAATACATCAACATTTTTTTTCATTAATTCTTCTAATTGTGCCATGGCTTTTTGTTCTCTTTTAAGATTTTTGTATTTGCGATTTCCCTCACACCACGGACAGCCACCATGATTTTTACAAGAGGGGTCAATCTGTTCACAATACCTGTAATAAGGTTTTCTGTGTTCTTTTCCATGTTCAATAGCTTTATCTAAACTCATTTGCTTCACCTCTTTTCTGTAATTATAATACCATAGAATAGTTTAAAAGTCAAATACTTTTTTTGTATAAGTGCGCCCGGTCGCGTTATACGTTATCCGTATAACGCTTTCCTTTATGCTTCTGATACATACGCTCTGCGCGCTGACGTTTTCCGTCTTCCACACGTGGCGCGAGACCGACAAAGGTAGGACCTCGCATTTCTCTTTTCTTTTTATCTTTATTGGTAACGTGAGACATTTTGGACTCCTTTCTAATCATCATCTTCCAAAAACTGAATGATTTCTTTAATTGTAAAATCCATTACATCGCCATTTAATTCCATTACGTTGCCTTCTTCATCGTAAGCAACTAAAAAATTATCATCATGAACATTAATTTCAATCATAATCGCCCTCCATATAAATGCGCTCGTCTTCTATACCTCTTAAAATATCAGACCAACAAAGTTCAAATTCGTGATTGTGAGTGTCAAGAACAAAACAACAAGAATCATCGAATTCATGAATTAAGTTTGAAATACCGTCTATTATTGCATAGATTAAATCTCTTCTTTTTGATTCATCACGACTTTCTATAAGTTTAGTTGCTTCTTTAATTAAATCGGCTAATTCTTCGTTAGAGAAAAAAGTTAAATCAGGTTTCATTTTTATTTCTCCTTTCTAATTAATTCTTTCAATCTCCGAACATCTTTTACCTAACTCTGCGCCACAGTATGGACAATGAATCATATCATCATAATCACCATGTCCAACCATTCTTGTTTTGAAATCAGAACCTGCCGCGACAAAAAGGCAATTGCAATGGTCGCAAGTAACTACATATCTGCTTGTATCTGTACTTTCGATATTTCCTCTTCTGATAATTGTAATCATTTTTTTTATCTCCTTTCCTTATCTTCAACTGTATTATAACAAAACTTTTAAAATTTGTCAAATACTATTTTTGTATAAGTGCCCGGGCAAGGCGAACATATGTTCGCCCTTCCTTATCTCACACTGTCGCAGTTTGCGAAAGCAATAACGTCATCTATAATGTTGTTTTTCGGATTCCATACGCAATAGCAATTCTGTTTTACTCCTTTTGGAACACTTGCGCTATAACGTACATAACTTCCATCTTTGACACAGTGTCCGTTATATCCACCATCAGAGATGGTTGGAATTTTTTCGATGTAAATCACCTTTTTAGATTTTCTTTTGCGTGGGACTTTATTATATTTCACCACTTTAATTTTATATTTGCGATAGTGTTTCTTTACCCACTTTTTAACAAGTTTTAAATTCTTTTTATAAATAACTGTTTTTGTTTCTTTCTGCGGAATTAAAGTTTTATCATAAACTTTATCAACGTTCCAATGGTCGTAATAATCATCATAAAAATACTCTTCACCTTCGAGATACGGTCTGTTACATTCTCCCTTATTAAAACCGTACTCGTCTTTGATTGGTTTTTCGTATTCTAAATAGTTATCTGCGGTGATTCCTTCTACTTCCGCTTTAACTGTGGATACAATGCTAACGATTGCGATAATGATAATGATGATAGTAATTAAAGTCTTTCTCATTTCTTTATCTCCTCTCTTTCGTAACAATCATAGTATACATTCATTTCTTCTCGAGAAACTTTTTTTACAATGTCATAACATACTTTTGAATCAATGTAAGTATGACTGATTAAATAGTGAATTAAATGATTTTTTATTTTATTAAACAGGTACATTTTTATTCCTCCTCATCATTTTTATACCATATTTTTTTTACTGTCAAGTGGTCAAGTAGTTTATTAGGGTTATTTATAATATAATCCGCAATTTCTTCATTAATAGATTCTGTTGAATCGTTTTCAAAATCTTCCATGTCCCTTCCCCAACAAGTTAAGTCAAAGTTAATTGTAAATTCAATGTGTCTAATCATTTTTTATCTCCTCTCTTTCTTTCTGTAGTTATAATATCACATTACAATCGGTTTGTCAAATACTTTTTTCGTATAAGGCGCCCGGGCATGGTGTCCGTTAAATTGGACAGTATCGCGCACAATACGCTTTTTGTATAAAAAAATGCGCCCACTATGTCTTATACAGTGAACGCATCTTTTATGGTTTATGGAGGAAATAAAAATGTTATTTGTCTGTTTCAGTTTCGCGTTTCGCTTTTGCTTCGGCTTTGCGCTTCCGCATTTCTTCGTCACGCTTGATTTTCTTTGCTTTCTTTTCGGCAGATTCCTTTGCCTTTTCTGCCTTTGCTTTCTGCTTTAAGGCAAATTCTTCGGCAACGGCATAACCGTCGTAAGGATCGCCATCACGAGAACCTTTCGGAATTTTGAAAGTCACAACGAGATAACTTTCATCTCCTTCTTCGTTCACGATTGGCAAGCACAGTTCCTGTGAACCTGTCCGCAGAACATCGTACTGTAAACCTTCAAAAAGCACTTTGCAATCTGCCATAATTTTATCTCTTACTACATCAAATTTTGTTGCCATATCTGAAATCTCCTTTCTCTCTCTTTTGTACCCTTATTATAAACGATAACTTCGGATTTGTCAACCCTTTTTTTTGAAATTTTCAAAACTTTTTTTAAACTTATTATCTTTAATTTCTATATATATTATATCAAAAATTTTAAAATTTGTCAAATTAAATTTTTGTATAAGTCGGCGCGCCACTTCTATTATATCATATTACAAGACAGTTGTCTAATAGAATTTACGCATAAGCGCCCGGGCCACTTATACGTTTTTTGTATAAGTGTCTGGTCTTATACGTTTTTTGTATAAGTCTGCGCATAAAAAAGGGGACTTGCGTCCCCTTCGGTTTAGGCGATGTTATACGCCTTTACCTTTCCTTTCTTCGGCACTTTCACCTCAGTTGCGGTGAGTTTGCCATCTTCTACTAACTGTCTGCACAGTGCAGAAGCCTTCTGAGTCGTAACCTCGATACCTACCGCAATGTCAGAAGCAATGGTGTTTTCCTTATCTGCAAGGAACGCAAGGATTGCTTCCTTAATCGGCTCGTTAGCAAGTGCCGTTTTAGACGGCTTGGAAGATTTTGCTTCGTTACGCTTGTCGAGTTTTGCGATTTCCGCAACGGCAAATTCGTTAAGTGCTTCGTTTACGTTTGCTTCGATTACTGCGTTAAGGAATTCTCTTTTCGTCATGATAGACCTCTTTCTCTTACACTATGGTAGTAAGCACCAATACAGTTTTTTTATTTTCATGAGAGTTACTTTTTGTTTCTCTCTCATTTTGTAACTTTATTATATCATAGATTTTTTAGTTTGTCAAGACTTTTTTCATTTTTTTTGAGTTTGGGAAGTCCCCATGCCAGAGGCTTTACTTTCGTATACTTGGGACTTACTTACTGGGGCGCCCTTCCCTTAACTCTGTAGTTATTATATCATACTCTTTAGAGTTTGTCAAGACTTTTTTTATTCTTTTTTTGAATTTCTTGACTTTTTTCAGTTTTCAATGTGCTTTCTTTTCTCATCTTCTGTAGTTATTATAACAGATTTTTTTGAGTTTGTCAAGAGTTTTTTTATATTTTTTTTGGAAAATCTTTTTGGGATTTATTCCTCTTTCTCTCTCTTTCTGTATATATAATAACAAAATTTCCCAAAAAAGTCAATATTTATTTTTCTAATACTGTCCGTACAATTGGACAGTATCGGCGCCCGGGCACTTCACCACGTTAAAGTGCGAAAGTGCGTGGCGCGCCCTTTATGCAAAGAGTGCGCCATCCGTAACACCTCTACGGCGACAAGCGAAGAGAATCTCTTTTTCAATCGACACATCGTCAAGTCCCTTGTGAACCTCTTCAAAGTCTACATCACCAGTTAAGTATCTGTAAAGGACTTCTGCGGTAAAACGGCACTGTCCGTTCTTCGTTACGAAGTCATTCTCTTTACAGAATGACACATAGTCAGAATCCTTTCCGAAAGTCGCTCTTGCCATCTTTAAAGTATCGCAAATCTTCGTTCCATAAGGGAAGAAATAACGCCATTTAGAAGAAGTTAAAAACCGCTGTGTCGTATTACAAGACAGATAGTCAAATCTCGCATTGTGTGCGTAAATTTCAGTTACACCATACGCTTTGCAATCTGCCATTAAAGATTTTTTAATAGTGAAAAGTCTCGCAAGTTTGCGGTCTTTGGATTTGATTTCTTCCCAATAAGAAGGAACCTTGTCGATGAAATACGCAGACTGCATAAGTTCTTTGTCAAGGAAAACTTCTGCGACCGCATAAGATTCACTCTTCAGAACCTCTTCGGTTTCTAAGTCTACAACCATCCATCCAATATCATAAGTAAAAGGGTCATCGAGTGAGTTAGTGGTTTCGGTATCAAGTACAATTGCGTTCATTTTTTTATGTCCTTTCTTTATCTTTTGTAACTAAAGTATAACAAATAAAGTCCCTAAAGTCAACCCCCAAAATGCACAAAATTTTCATGTGTTTTTTGTGCAACATGACGGCGCGCCCGGGCAGCAGTTAGTCTATGCTAACTCATTCCATAAAAAAAGACGCTTGCGCGCCCTTTACACTGTGTCAGATTGCCTTTAAGGTTTCGATGATGTTGTCTACATCGTAAGCAATCCCTTTCCAATTCTCACGGTTTCTTACTTCATCGTCGAAGAGGATTCCGTGACGACCGATTTCTTTCGGAGTGCCGTAAGACACAATGTCAATCGAGTCAAACTTTACGCTTTTGAGATGCTTTCCGAGCCACTCTCTTTTAGCCTTTGTTACTTTTTTGTCATATTCCTTGTTAGAATCTTTAGCCAACCAAGAAATGATACCGATTTTCCAACCTTTCCGCTGAAGGTTGTTGAGGATGCGAGCTAATGCGTTCATTTTTACGAGTGGCTTAGCTTCCTTGTAAGGTGTTTCATCTCCGTTAAGGAGCATCGGAAGCCAATTTTCAACTCCGTAAAGGTTAGCAATCGTTCCATCCATGTCGAACCAAATTTCTTTTCTCATCTGTCTAATTCCTTTCTATCTCTCTCTTTCTGTAAACAGTATAACACCTATACTTAAAACTGTCAACCCCCTTTTTTAAATTTTTTATGTATTTTTCAAGTACAATTTGCTCACACATTAACGCTTTAGTGCGCTAAAGCGCCCGGGCAAATCCTTTAACACTTTAGTGTAGTAAAGTGCCCGGGCAGTTAGTCCGCGCTAACTTATCTCTTCGCGCTCGGAGTCGATGCCCTCCAAGAAGTGCATATAGTAAAACTGTCCGCACCACTCGTCAGAGAATTTTGCGTTTTTATTTAATTCTCGTATACGTTCGACGACCTCGTCGAAGTCTTTTTCTTTTGAATCGAACATATATTCTTTAATTCTTGCATAAATCATTTTAAAACCTCCACTTTTATAATTTCATCATCTTCTACAAAGTCCGTTCCTTTATCGTTAAAGGTAAGAATAACTTTATCATTTACTTTATAATCATCTGTTTCATATTTCCATAAATTATTGTTAGAATCTTTAAGGACTATTACGCTATTATGACGTTCAATTATTTCTGCTTTCATGGTTCGCTGATTTGTTACATGTGCGATGAAAAAGCATAACCATAAACCAAGAGCAACAGTTAATATAATTATAAGTCTTTTAAATGCTTTCATTTTTTATTTTCCTTTCTATCTCTCTTTCTGTAGATAGTATATCATTTACAATGAAACTTGTCAATTCTTTTTTAAATTTTTTCGTGTATTTTTTAAGTACAATTCATCCGAAGTATAACAGTTTTAAAAAGTAGATATTGAGTGCTAAACTTGCAAAGTGCATCATAATTCCATTAATGCGTTTATCACCTGTGAAATCTTTTACAAGTCCAACGATTGCGACCGCAAGTCCGAACCAAGAAATCGACAGACCAAAAATCATAACAAGCACTACATTTATAATTGTAATTCCTGCGCGAAGGTCGTTCCACTCGAATTTGTATGTGTCTGTGATATTGAAAAATCTTTTTACTCTTTCCATTTTTTAAGATTCCTTTCTCTCTTTCTATGGTTATTATAGACTATTTCGTTTTATTTGTCAAGCATTATTTTATAACTTTTATTTCTTTAATTACATAAGCATCTTTGTTAACTTTGCCAGTGTAAGAAGTTTCTTTTAAATACTCCCATGCCTTTTCTTCGGTTTCTGCTACAACACCCGTAAATTTTAAACCATTTTTATAAACGTAAATACCTACCATTTTTATTTCCTCTCTTTCTTTATTTTATGTCTGAATTATACACTATAAATCCGGTTTTGTCAACCCCTTTTTATGTATTTTTTTAGTACAATTGCCCGGGCAGTTAGTCCGCGCTAACTGTTCCATTTTAGGAAAGATTTAACTTAATTCCATTTAATGCATAAAAGGCATATAAATCTTTCTGAAAACTTTTCCAAAATCTTTTTAAAAATCTTCTGTGTTTTTTGGAAAAATTTACCGCCCACTTTGTCGCGACTCTTTCCATTGGCAAGTCAAAATATTCTAAATTTGAATTTCTGAAAACAATTTCAGAATCCGATTCATTTAATTTTTCCTCAATTTTTTCAACTTTTTTCGCTTCTGCGTTACGCATTTTTTTAGAAAAATTATCCATAGTCAGATGATGCCCAATTTCGTGTAAAAGCGAGAACATAAAAATGTTTTCAATTTTGTAGTTGAAATTTTTCAGAACATATTCTCTCCAGAGTCCATCAGAAGCAAGTCCAACTAATAAACTGTAATTAATTAAATCCTCACCTTTCCAATAGCAAAATTCTGAACCCATTTCCGCAGTGCATCCGAATTTTTCTGTAAATTTTGAAACTTTTTTATCAAGTTTTTTAACACCTTTTAACTCTGCCATATTTTCGGAAAATCCTCACTTTCTTTTTTCTTTCTTCGAATTTATTATACAAAAATTCTGAAAAATTGTCAAGTTATTTTTAATTCTAATTTTGTATAAAAACCTTTGGCGGTTTTCACCGCCTTAAGTTATGAAGTGTTTTTTCATTTATAAAAGTCGCTTTTTCAAATTTAATCTGATATGCGATTCCATCAACTGTTAAATCTCCATCCTCTGTGAATGGTACGTTGTCTTTTTCCCAAACCTGTCCATAATATTCAGTTATAAGTTTTTCAAATAACTCGCCTCTGTTGTATTTCATTTCTGCGCAAGTGGATTTGAAATAATCCGCACTGCAAACCACCATAACACCAAAGGTTTTTAAATATTCTTTCTGTGCCTTGTTCGGTTTAAATCTTAAAGAATATCCCGCACCACGGCTTGCGCGGTCTAATGTACATACAGTAGTTAACACTTCAGATGTCGCGCCCACTGCATAGATAACACCTCTATCCTCAAAGCCAAAGATGTAGTTGTGTGTGTATGCAAGTCTGTTATATTCGTTTACTAAGTGGTTGAATACTGTTGTGTTAGTCATGGTTGCGACCTCTCTTTCTCTTACTGTAGTCATTATAGCACCATCACCCTATAATGTCAACCCTCCGGATTGTACTTTATAAATACAATCCTTTCATACTGTAGTGCGTAACGCTTTAACGCGCTAAAGTGCGCGCCCGGGCAGAACGCTTTATTACTTTATTACTTTACTGTACTAAAGCGCGACGCTTTAACGCGTTAAAGCATAAGTCATGGACGGCAGCAGACGTAAAAGAAGAGGAGTTCTACTCCTCTTCGATTGGCTCGTTCATCAAGTCGTTGAATAGCTCGCTCAGCTCATCAATATCTAATACCTCCATTGCATTAGCGAACGCGATTGTTCTTTCATGCTCGAAGCCCCAGGTTCTAATCATCAGCGTGAGAAGGTCATCTTTGTTAATCATTATTGTAGTCATAGCTCATAGCTCCTTTCTATTTATATCGGCAGCAGTCCTTTGTGGTGGCACGGCTCAGGCTCTCGCCTGCAGCCATGCTCTCTGTGCCTTCCGCTGTCCGTTCAGTCTCAGCTTTGTGCTTCCGCCGTTCTTATTGCTCTCGCGCTCCACCCGAGCAAAGAGGTTAGCGAACTCGAGAAACTCGGCTTTGCTCATGTCATACCATACACCGCCGTCTGTATCAACGAAGGCGAACCGCTCAGCGTCTTTATACTCAACAAGAATGTCACTCAGCTCAGCGCTCCGGCAGAGTGTAGCTCTGAATGTCTTAACTTGATAGTTGAGGACGTCAGCGCCACCTTTGCGATTGTCAGCTTTGCGTGTCTCGCCTGTCAGCGTATAGGCAAGGTTAACTTCCGCTTGCTGTCCCGCGTTCTTGTAAATTGTCTCGTGGATTTTTAATTTGTTGCGTTTCATTGCTTTACTCCTTTAAAGTATTAAATTGTTTCCGTTTCGCTCTTGCTCGTCAACGTCGGACTTTTACCGACGGACGGAAACTTTTTGTTTCCGCTTTAGTTAACCTTTACCGTTTTAAAACCTTCTGTCGTGTAGGCAAGGATTGTGCCATAATATCCTTTTTCATCCCAAGTCGTATATGGTTCCATTGTCTCGATAAAGGTTATTTCTTTCCGCCAGCCTTTAGTCCTAAGGTTAAAAACCTCTTTTGCTTTATACTCTTCAATTGCGTTCTCCATTACCCAGTGGGAATTGACATACTGTTTGTTTTTTCCGTATACTGTCATAACATTTTTAACTAACATCTTAAAAATCTCCTCTCTTGAAGTGCTTAACTTGTCTTTCTGTAATGGATTATATACCTTGCTTAAAACGCTGTCAATATGATATACAAAAATAGAATGTATCACTTTCAATACAATTCATTCACACTTCACCGCGTTAAAGCGCCAGAGGGGAGGGGAGGGGATACCCCTTTTATACCTATACCGTATAATTCTTTTTTTGTTTCTCATCAATGCGAAGGACTTTTTGCAAAAAGGGCGGGTTGATTTTAGGACTTTACCACTTTAACACGCTAAAGCGCTAAAGCCCTGGAAACAACGGACTTTGAAATTAAAATTTCAATTCTACTTTGAAATTAAAATTTCAATCCTATTTGAAAATTTTAAATACGCTTCCGCTTGAAATTTTCTTCCGCTGAAATTTGACTTCTACCCCAATTTCTTGTATACTCTTCATATACGAAAGAATATATGCGCCCAGCGTATAAAAAGGAGATTAAAAATGTCAATACGAAACCGCTTAAGCTTAGATTTCTCGCTTACTACACGAGAGGCTCGTAATAAATTTGTAACGGAATACCTTACGAAAATTCCGTTCCAGCCGACACCAAACGAGTTGGACATGATGGCAAAGTACATCCTATGGGGCGAAAACGCCGAAGGCAAAAACGGGCGCCAGGAAGGCCTCGAACTTGAAACGGCCTCGAAGACTTGGGATACGAAAAATCTTGAGTCGTTGGATGCGCTGGTTGAGTCCCCAACGTTTAATGAATCGAGTATTAGAGGTCCGTCCAATCCTCCGTCCAAGATCCCTCGCGAAGTCTTTTCTCGCTCACGTACGCGCCAGACCGCCCCGCCCTATATTTTAAAAGTTTTTGAAGGTCTCTGGCGCAAGATCGACGAAACCGAACTACTTATAAGCCAATATGAACTCCAGAAGGGTAAGCGAACCGCGCCTATTAGACCGGAACTACTAAACCGTTTTAGCGCTGAGGAACTGGCGAGCCTAATGGCGCGCGCCGATTCTCTTCAACCTTTTGCGCTCTTAAAGCTCAAACATCAACTCGTTGACCTCCGCCGCGAACAGTATACAATTCGAGATTCGTATGCGCCCGTCCTTTTATCTCAACCAACTCCCCAATTCAACGCCCCAGCATCCTTGACGTTCGATACAGAAATTCCTGTCTTCCCAATGTGAATTATTAACAGGTCGGCGCTCTATTCGAAAATTTTTAGACAGGACAGATTTCCCGAACCCGCCGACTTCACCGACGAAGATCTGGCGCGCCTTTCCAAAATTCTATGGAGCCAGAAGAGTGCAGAGTTTTACTTCGATTTTCAAAATATTGATCATTTATATGCGCTCTTTGGAATTTTAGAAGAACTAGAGGACGCCGCCCTCGACACCAGTTCAGATTCGAACTTATCGGACTTTTTAGAAACGCTTTATTGTTACTGGAAACTCGCCGATTTAGATCCTATCATGGAAGACATCTTGCGCCAGAAAATTTTACATAAGACAAACCAACAAATCGCAGATTTCATAAATGAGAAATACAAAAAGCACTACAAACCCAATTATATTTCTACTTTATATTGTAAAAAGTGTCTTGGCGCAATTGCAGAAACCGCCACTTTCCATAGAGAAGTTTTGGAGAATATTTTCTTTCCGGAAAACTTTAAAAAGTGTAAAGATTGCGGCCGGGTCTACTTATTGGGAGAAAGAAACTTCGTGCGCCGGCAACGTTCGAACGATGGATTTTCGCCACGTTGTAAGAAGTGCGAGAAGATTGTGAGAAATAGGAGTAAATAGAAGATGAAATTTAAGAAGAAGATTGAGGAGAAGTTTATGCGGGAAGTCGCGCGCATTAAATCTCCTGAACTATTTTTAGGAGTTGTTAGAATTTTAAAGGTTAAGTTTCTAGGAAAAGATGGAGAAGCTAGAGACTTTTCCGAACTCTTTGAAGATGTGATGAAGGCTTACGCTGCGGCCAAGCCTAAATTTAAAAGGGAACTATTGACTATTTTGCGCGACGCCAATGGGTTCCAAGGGGGTGTAGAAGATGGCAATTCAACCGAGGATACCGAAACCCAGTCTTGAGATGAAGACTTGCGCACGTTGCGGCCGAGACCTCTTTGAAAGTGAATTTGCGTTCACTCATAGTATTTTCTATCCAGACCATCACATTCCAATTTGTAATAAATGTGTAAGTGAATATTTGGAGCAGGAGAACTGGAGTTGGGATGCGGTCGAGAAGGTTTGTCAATGGGCCGACATCCCTTTTATCGTGCGCGAATGGGAGCGATTGGGCGAACTTAACGAAAAAGAAAACCTATGGGCCGTCTATAGTAAAGTTTTTGCGGCCGACTGCTATAAAGGTTTTGGATGGGGTGACTATCAAAAGCAATATCAGAAGTTGCGCGAGGCCGGCATGGTAGAAGATGAGATTCCATTACTCGGACAAGAAAAGGTTCGTACCCTTCGTAAAAAATGGGGTTCTAACTACGATGAAGAGGAACTCTTCTACTTAGAAGAACTTTACAAAGGTCTTCTACTCAGTCAGAACGTAAATGGCGCGCTACAGATCGACCAGGCGCAGAAAATTTGTAAACTCTCATTGGAAATTGATACTAGGATTCGCGCAGGAGATAAAGACGTCGACAAATTCTTAAGTAGTTATGATAAATTGGTTAAAACAGCCGAGTTCACCCCTAAGAACACTAAAAACGCCGTCGACTTCGACAGCTTCGCGGAAGTTGGAATGTGGCTTGAAAAGCGTGGCCATCAAAACCATTTCTATGATAATGTTACACGGGATGTAATTGATGAGACATTAAAGAATATTGAAAATTATAACCAGAGGTTATATATAAACGAGGGTGGAATAGGCGAAGAGATTACCCAGCGACTTCAGGCCTTAAAGAGCGCGAACGATCTAGAAGAAAGCGTATTTGACTTACAACCTGATTTTGACAACGATGAGTATGATAATGAAGGTTTTGAAGTTGAAGAATTTAAGGTAGATTTGGAGGAAGATGAGGATGAGTGAACAAGAACGAATTATACTGCGCGACCCCGCTGATTCTGCCTTTGGCACAAAAGAAAAAATTTATAGAGATGGAATCGAATTAGAGAAAGGTGTTGTTATTACACAGGAATGGCTCGAGCGCAATGAAAACCTACTGCTAGAAAGCTGGGAGATTTTTGCGGCCTACCCTGATATTTACTTGGACTTGATACGTCCGAAGAATTCAAACTTTGAACTCTTTCCATACCAGCGCACATTCTTGCGCGCGTGCATGAGATATACCAACCTCTATATTACCGCGGCCCGTGCCACATCTAAAACTTTCCTATCAATTTTAGCAAAGTACCTCCAATGTATGTTTGTTCCAAACCATGTTGGATCTATTGTAGCACCGAACAAAAACCAGGCCGCTAAAATTTCAAAACAGAAAATCCAAGAGATATGGCGCATCTGGCCCCTTCTCAAAAACGAGTTAGAACCATCTAATTCTTCTCCAGAAGGTGTCCGCGCCAATTTTGGTAAAGACTATTGCGACTTATTCTTCAAAAATGGAAGTCGTTTATCAATCGTTGGTGCATTGGACTCAGACCGTGGTCTTCGTACTCATGCAACCCTTATAGATGAAGCACGTGACCAAGACGGTGATATGATTTCGGAAGTCATCCTGCCACAGATGAACGTTTCGCGCCGTATGGAGAACGGTCTAGTAAATCCATACGAAAAAATTAATACGCAAGTTATTTATGCAACATCTGCTGGTATGAAATCTTCTTTTGCATACGAAGCATTAATCGACGTATTTGAAAAGGCCATAATCGACCCAAAAAACAATTTCTGCATCGGACTAGACTATCGAATTCCTGTTATGCATGGGCTAATTGATGGAAAATACGTAAGAGACTTAAAAATGTCTCCATCCTACAATGAGACTACCTTCGCGGCAGAGTACATGGGAACATGGCTCGGCGGCAGTGACGAAAGTTGGTTTAATTTTGAAAAGCTATCGAAATATCGTAGGTTGAAAAATCCTGAATGGAAACAAAAATTTAGAGGAGAATCCAATATTTTTTACTTAATTTCAGTAGACGTAGGAAGATTATCGGACCAGACTGTTGCGTGTATTTTCCGAGTGAATATCAAAAATGAGAGATACTTTTCAACATTAGTCAACTTGGAGGTCTTAGGAAAGAGTGCAGAGTCTAAGACTTTTACTCGTCAGGCTATTGATTTGAAAGAACTGATTTGTAAGTACAACCCTCGTGAGGTTGTAATTGATACAAACGGTCTTGGTATTGGTCTCGCAGATGAAATGATTAAGACTCATTATAATGCAGATGGCGAACTTCTGCCCGCGTATGGCTTTTTTAATAATGATGATTATAAGAAAATTCAACCGAAAGATGCACCAGCAATTCTCTATTCGCTAAAAGCGAATGGTCCTTTAAACTCTAAGATTCATGGGAACGCCTACTCACGCTTAAATGGCGGCCTCGTAAGATTTTTAATCACCGAGCAAGAGGCTCGTTCAGCATTATTGGCGACCAAGGTTGGCGCAAAGATGACATTTGAAAAACGAGTGCGGCGCCTGATGCCCCATGAACTTACTACTAAATTATTTGAGGAGATGGCTAATCTTAGGCTTAAACGTACAGGTCTTGATATTGCTCTTGAACAAATTAACCCTCGATTCCCCAAAGATAAATATTCAGCTTTGGCTTATGGATTATGGAGGATTAAGGAACTTGAAGAGGAATCGTATCAAAAGAAAAGACGTCGTGCGAGTATAGGCGGTCGACGATTAGTTTTCTTTACTGGAGGAATGTAACATATGGAAGTTTTTGAAAGAGACTTATCTGCCTTCAAAAGATTTCAATCTGGAATTTCTTCTGTCGTACCAACAGACTGGGGTGACGCCGGACGCTACTTAGATTTAGAGCGTACCAGAAACTATTCCCTTAAAGAGGTAGAAGAAATTCTCAATAACGTATCTTCTCTACAGTCTGCGCAACAACTCTCTCGTCATTTTTTCTTAAAAGATGGGTTCTATAAGAAAATAATTATATACTATGCTACTCTTTTAACTTATTCGGGTTTACTAATTCCTAATCCGACCTTTGGTAAACGACTCTCCACACCGCATATTGCTAAAAGATACTACTCTGCATTAAATTATTTAGATAGACTCAATCTTGAAGAGATTATGACTGGTATGAGTCTTAAAGTTTTAGTCGAAGGCGCATACTACGGTATCATTCAAACTTTAGATAAAAATAATCTAGTAATTTTTGACTTACCTGCGGCATATTGCCGTTCAAGATTTAAAGACTTCAATGGTAATGATCTGGTAGAGTTCAGTGTGACCTACTTTGATCAGTTTACCGACAAGACAGAACAAAAAGAAATCTTAGACTCCTTTCCTAAGTTTATTGCTAATCATTACAAGAAGTTCAAGAAAGGTAAGACCGGAAATGCGTGGATTCAACTGCCGGCAGAGGTTGGCATTTGTTTCTATTTGACTGAAGATTGTAGACCTCTGTTTTTAAATGTTATTCCTGCGACCATTCAATATGATGATGCAGTGGATACAGAAAGAGAGCGCGAGTTAGAAGAAATTAGAAAAATCATTGTACAACAGATTCCGCATCTTGCGGACGGTAGCTTACTATTTGAGCCTGATGAGGCATTAGAAATGCACAAAGGCTCAGTTAACATGATGAAAGGTAATAAAAACATTAGTGTTTTAACTACCTATGCTAATGTAGATGCTATCGTTTCTAGGACATCTGCTGACACAGTTTCATCTTCTCTTGAGAAAATGTGTCAGAATATTTATGCTGAGGCTGGAACGAGCGCGCAGATTTTCTCGCCGACCGGTACTCAAGCCCTATCTACTTCAATTTTAAATGATATTTCTGTCATGATGATATTGGGCAATAAATATGCAAGATTTTTCAGTTTTGCGATTAACTCACTTTTCTCTAATTCAAACATCTATTTTAAATATAAAATTCTGCCTGTTAGTTTATATAATAGAAGTGATTATATTACTGACACATTCAAGCTTGCGCAAAGTGGTTATAGTTTCTTAGTACCATGTGTTGCGGCAGGCATTGGACAGAATGAGCTTACGAGCTTGAAAGAGTTAGAGAATGATGTATTAGAATTAGATGAAATTCTTAAACCTCTTTCTTCTTCTTATACGCAGCCATCTGGTGAAGTTGGCGCGCCAGAGAAAAAACTAGAGGAAAAGTCTGAAAAGACTATTCAAAATGAGGATTCGTTAGATCGACAAGGAGGCTCTGAATGAAAAAGGATTTACTGGAGTTTCCGATAAGTATTTATGGTGAAGTTACGCCATTTAATGACACTTTGTCAAAGGCTCGTGGACGTATTTTTTATAAGTATGCGAATCGAAATGGCACATATATTACTGACGAATTTGCGGATGAGTTAGCTTCCACTTTACCATATACTCCTGTAAAGGGAATTTATGAATATGATTCTAAAGATTATACGGATCATGGTCAGTCTCGCGCGCAAGGTCGCATTTATGGTATTGTGCCAGAGAATAATAACTTTGCGTGGGAAAAACACCTTGACGCTGATGGTATAGAAAGAGAGTACGCTTGTACTGACGTTTATCTTTTTACTGCTCTTTATCCAGAGGCTGGGGAGATTGTTGGAAAAAGCCAGTCCATGGAACTGTACGAGCCAACTTTAGAATATCATATGGCAATTATTAAAGGTCAGAGATATTACGTTTTTGATCATGGAAGTTTTTTAGGATTGCAGGTATTAGGCGATAATGTTGAACCTTGCTTTGAAGGTGCTTCATTCTATACCTTACAATCTTCTATTGAAGAAGCAATTCAAAAAATTAAAGAATTTATA